TCCATCTTCGAGGCGTCCATCACCAGATCTACGCCGGGCCCAGCCTCGCGGTCGATGCCCGTGTAGTCGCCCTTGAAGAGCCACCTGATGCTGCCGTTGACGTCGTAGCTCCCGATCTCAAGCACTTTCTGGTGCTTGAGATCGAACTTCTTGACTGCCAGCGCGACGTATTCCATCACTGACTGGTGCATTCAGGTCTCCATGATGCGGCTGCCGCAGCCTTGTGGACCTACCTCGTCAAGGCTTTTCTTCTGCGCTACGCAGGGCTATGCCTCATCGTAAGAATAATTCACGGTCTGCTGAGTCCAGTTCCCCGGACCAGCAGTTGCAGCGACCTGAAGCTGCATCACGAGGTACTTGGTGTACGCGTTGAGCTGACCAGCCGTGTACTGGGCGTTGTCCCAGATCGCCTTGTTGCCCGACGTGTACGTGGTGGCGTTGGCCGAGGCGACGGTGGAGGTCGCGGTCGTGCCCTGCTGGTACGTCACGAAGGCCCCGGTGAAGTTCAGCGTCGTCGACGTGTCGACGGTGGAGTTGAACCATGCCTTGAAGCTCTGGACGTAGTTCGCGGGGGTGGCGGTGACCTTGAGGCGGGCCCACTTCTCGTAGGAGTTGGTGCCCACCGTGATGGGGTTCGCCTGCCGGTTGGCAAGCGTGTTGATCGCGTTGTCGGCGCTGATCATGTCGATGCCCGACACGGCGTCCGTGACGGTTGGACCTGACGACGTCGAAACGCTCAGGACGAGTGTTGCGGCCACTGGCTACTCCTTGCTGATGCCCTAGCTCGACGACTTGGCTGGCGTCTTCTTGGACGGTCCAGCCGCCGGGGCGGGCGGCGTTGCCACCTCCTTGGCGGAGAGAACGTCATCGACGGTCACGACGCCAAGAGGTGTGTTCGCCATGAGCTTGTTGTACGGGTTGTTCTCGTCGTTGGGGTCGCCCATCGGGGGTCGGCCGTCATCCATCCTCGCCTCGTTGATCGGCTTCCAAGGCATGCCTGCGAGCGCCAGCTTGTTGATGCTGGCCTTTGACATGGACTCCTTGATATTGAGCCGAAGGAAACGGAAGGCGAGGTTGTTCTCAGGTCCACCGAAGGACTCGTCCCAGACGATCTCCCGGGTCATGAAGTCCTGCCCGAGCGCCAACAGAGGGCGGAGACCACGATCCTCGGTCATGTCCGCCTGTGTCTCTGAGTTCGCCCTGTTGATGTCCATGGTCAGGCCGAGATCCTGAGGCGAAAGGCCGTAGACGGCCGCCACCTTGCGGACCAGATAGACCAACCACTCTTGGTATTGCATGTCTCGGTTGGATCCCCGGAAGGGCACGAACTTCGCGCCCTTGGACCCACCGATGAACGCCATGGCTCCTCTGCCTGCCACCTCACTGAGCCAGTAGGACTTGAAGCCCTCCACCTGCTCAGGGCGGGCTGTCTCGCCGAGGTCGAGCATCCCGTCAGGTGCGGCGTTGGTGACCTGTCGCGTGTTGTACTGGGAGCCCATCAGCTCCGCGTCGATGGTCAGCTTCAGGGTCTCGAGTGGCGAGAGTCCCATCACCGAGTAGGTGCGGGGGTTCGCCATGATGTAGACCATGTCGCGGTTCTTGAAGGGCACCTCGTAGGTGGGAGTCGGGCACCACCAGTAGCGGTTCTCGTCCGGGTCGCCGTCCCAGATCGTCGAGACCTTGATCCTCCCCCCGTCGGTGGCATGCAGGTAGGCCAGAGAGCCATCGAGAGTGCGCTCCTTCTCGATCACCCCGGCGTCGAGGACAAGGATGTCCTCCATGATCGGCTCGACCCACGAGCGGAACGACTCGACCATCGGATTGGGCTGGTTGAACAGCACCCTGAGCTGCTTCTGCAGAGCAGTACTGAAGGGGAGGGTCGAGTCGAAGGGAACGATGTCCCACTCGGCCGAGGACACCTGCGTCTTGCGGATGTTGATGGCGGCCCGGATCCACTCCGAGTGCTCGGCCCAGTTGCGGAACAACGCCGCAGACGACTTCGAGGCCCGCCCCCTGTCCTGATACGCGAGCGAGGCGCTTCCCTTCGGGAGGTTCTTGGGCGAGGTGCGATACCCGTAGAGCGACTTTCTCAGGGCTACTCGCCCCTGAGGCGTCAGCAAGCCCGGTGGGGCAGTCAAGGCCATCAGCGCGGCTCCTTGAAGTGCGCCGCAAGGATCTTGTCCTGCTGGGCGTTGATAAAGTCGGACTCGATCTTCTTGTTGGCTACTGCGATGGCCTCGTCGTAGGTGAGGCGGTACGTCTCGATCCCCGAGAGAAGGCTCCCGATGTAGGGAGGCACCATGCGCTTCCCGTCGCGGAACTCCACCTCGACAGGCTCATCCCACTCCATCACGCATTCCCCGCATAGAGGATCGTGGTGATGTCGTGGACAGGGCAGAGGACCACCTCGGGGAGAGTCCGGCCCTTCATGTAACAGGTACAGCCACCCGCTGTCCCGCTCGTGACCGGAGCCGGAACATAGGGAGTCCAGCGCCACGGGACCTCCATGGGTGCCGTCCCGGTTCCCGTCGTTGGCTGGGCGCACCGGTGCTCGGGTCCGACCCACCACACGTTGCAATCTGGACATTTGAACGGGGCCATCAGGCTGCTCTCACTTTCAGGCTGCCGAAGAAGAACTCCTGCCCGCCGAGGTCCATCGAGTACCCGAGGGAGTCCACGAAGTCGTCGTGGCCCTTGGGGAAGGAGAGAAGCTCGACCTCGAAGGCGGATCCCTTGAGGGAGGCGTGGTGGAAGACCTTGTGGGCCTCGTACTTCGCGGCCACCGCTCGAGCGCGGGTCGTCTTGTCGACGTCGGCCTTCTTGCCCTCGATGGGGATCTTGGGGTAGGTCTCCATGACCTCTTGGATCAGGGTCGACTGGAACTGCTGGCTCTCGACGATCACGAGGCTGATGTTTGGATACGCCATCCAGCCGTCGTGGACGAACTCCGAGTGGTGCGACTCGCGCTTGTCGCGATAGGCCGATAGGACGTAGAAGTCACCCGAGTCGAGGTTCTCGGCCGTGGTCACTCGAGCGGTGAAGTCTGCCCGCTCGCGAACAGAGGAGGCGAGGTCAACTCCCATCCGAAGGAGCCACTTGCCTGCAGGGAGAGTCGTGAAGTGCTCAAAGGGCCCGTGGAAGATGTTGCCCTCGAGGAGCCCACTGATGTCGTTCTGGTAGGCGCAGGAGAAGAGCGGAGAGCCCATCTCGTCCTTCTCCTTGAGCAGTCGATCAACCGACCAGTACTCAGGCCAGTACGAAACGAGCCGACCATCAGGACCCTCCGTGAGCGACGACACCACGTGACTCCGCCAGCCCATCCCGCCGTCCGCGAGTGGCTTCATGAAGATCTCGTACAGGTCTTCCTCGCCCCACCGCGTGCCGATGGCGACCACCACCCCGTCCGGGGAGAGGCACGGCTTGAGGGTCTTCTTGAACCACACCTCGACCGCCTGACGCTGGTCGACGCTCTGGGTGTTCTCCTCGTCGAGGATGTCGTCCATCAGGATCAGGTCGAGGCGCTTGCTGATGATCGCGCCGCCAACGCCGACGGCGAACATCGTGACGTCCTTGGAGCCATGCCAGCGCGACCCAGCGCAGAGCCATTCCTTGTCCGTCCACTTCGAGGGTGACGGCTTGCTGTCAGGGAAGACCTCGCGATGCAGGGGGTTCGCCTCGACCGTGTACTTGACGGCCCTGCTGAAGTCCTTCGCCTGCGTGTCGGTGTTCGAGACCATCCCGATGCGGAGATCCGGGTACTTCCCCACCAGCCAGCTACACAGGATGGTGTTGTCCCACGTGGTCTTGGCCCCGCCACGGGGAAGCAGGTACAGCTCGTTCTCGCGCCGATACAGGGCGTCGAGGGTCTCGGTGACCATCGCCCTGTGATGGGACGCGGGCACGTACCCGAAGACGTATTCGCCGTAGGCGAAAACCGCCTCAGGCCCGTCATTTCTTGCGAGGGTCACCAAGGCGTGGGAGCGGAGACTCACCAGAGTCTCCTCTGACGAGCCCTCGAGTTGCCTCGACAATGCCTCGAAGAATGTCGGGTCCGAGTCCTCCGGTTGCGGAGAGGCTGACACCAAGAGATCGCTCCTCCGTGATGTTGCTGGGCTTGCCGAAGAGAACCTGAAGCCGGTCGATCAGCATCGCCACGTCGGCGGGCTTGATCACCACGAGAGGCTCTTCGATCCACTCCCCGGCGCGGAAGACCTTCCGGGTGCCCTTCATGTCCTCGCGCATCTTCATGATCGCTTCGTCGATGGCGTCGATGGCGTGGTCGCGGACCTGAGCCTCGCGGGCGATCTTGCGACCCTCGGCCGAGGCCATCAGGGACTCGGCCTTGTCCATGGCCCGGTCCTGAAACTCCTGACGCTTGCGGGCCCACTCGCGCCTCTTCGACTGGATGGCGATCAGGGAGTGGTTGTTGACGCCGAACTGGCGGGCCAGCTCGCGCAGGCCCATGTCGCCCGAGATGTAGGCTCGCTCGATGGCGTCGTAGTCGTACTTGCTGTTGCTCACCGGATCTCCCTCGTGATCCCGACCCGGTAGTCGTCGTCGATCCACACCTGAACATCGGTCAGGCGTGGCCTACGTGTCAGGAGACGCTCCATGACCCACGCGGCGATACCGTCGAGCGTCTGGGCCCCGCCCACGAGCATGTCGCCGAGTGGATGGTTGTCCAGCTCGAGTAGGACAGCCCGTAGATCAGCCGGTAGGTCAGTCCTGACACCCGCGTCGGTGCCCTGCTCGGTGGCGCTCACCCAGAAGCGATGCCCATGGACGTAGGGACCATGATCTGGTTCGAGATGGGTCGAGTCGAAGTGCTGCTCCGACGTGCAGAAGAACTTGCTCACCCCGCGACGGGCTCCTCCGGGGGCTCCTCCGGCGCAGCCACCGGCTCGGTGTAGTCGACGTCAGCGAAGGGCTCGACGTCGCCCTTGATGGCGAGCAGGCGGAGGCAGTTGTCGCAGACGAAGTCCGTGACGCTCACGCTGTCGACGACCTCATCGTCCTCGCCCACCTCGAGGCCGCACACGGTCTCGGACGTCTTGCGGGGACGAAGAGCGTGGTGCAGGTGACCGTGGAAACCCTGCTTCATCCTGACCCAGAGCGTGTCGGCCATGAGATCCTCCTGAACGAGAAAGACGGGTCGCCCTACAAGAGAGCGACCCGTCCATTCGGGGCTAGAGAGGCTCGACCGTCCTCGGAGGTCAACCAAGAGAAGGGGGAGCCAGCGAACCCGGTATGCAGTTTGCCACGGAGCCTACACCATCGGCAAGCCCCTACTCTACGTTTCGATGTCCATCTGGTCGGGTTTGGGCATGCTGACGTCTACCCACTGGTCAGTTTCG